ACAAAAAAAAGAGGCACGAGGCCTCTTTGTAATGTTTAATCAAAGTCTGAGTTTATTCCCCAGCACTTAGGTTTTTTAATTCCTTTGGAAGGAACTCAGTGTTGACATGGCCGCAGGCCTTGCACGCAAAGACCGGAATAGGCATGTAGGTTGTCTGGCCGGTACCTGTTAAGAGTCCCGATGCCTTTCTAATGTGTAGTGCTTCCTCGAAGAAAGTCCCGTTGCATTTCTCACACTCTACCGGCGAGGTTTGGTCGATCGATAGATTCATTCTTGGTTGTTCCATAGTTTATTTAGCTGTAGAATTCATCTACAAGAGCATCATCGGCAGCAATCTGAAAGACTACCAAGGTTGAGAACGATGGATTTTTCTTCAATACATCTTCTGCCTTATCAATGAAGGTATCCAATCTATTTGTTTTATCAACACCTTTTAGGATGTCCAATATTATCCTTGTTCTTCTCTGGTTCTCATGAAGGTCTTCCCCCTTTAGAGTGTCTTTTATATCCTCGTACTTTGCTCTTGAATTAGACATTATTTTCTAGGTTAGTTAGTTGGTTTTTTCTTTGGGTAGTATTTTCTTTTCTTCTTAGGCTTGGCCGGTTCAAAGACTACTTCCTCTTTTACATCCTCAAGATGTAATACTGCCTCTGGAGGAAATACTATATCTGTTTTTGGCTTGGTAGGTCTTTTCTTTTTTGGTTTTTCTTCCAAGTCCTGGTCAAGATCTTCTGTGAAATTGCCCATGGTTGGTGTCCCTTTTTGGAAGTAATACGCAACTGTCACCGAGATGGCTAGGATGGCTAGTACTAATCCTAGTGATTCAATTATTGTCATAACTATTATTATTTACTTGTTTGTTAAATTTGCGCGTGGCACCTTCGGTGAGGAGAGAGAAGCGCCCCCTCCTCCCCTGCCAGGCCTTATTTTGCTTTTGACTCTTCTGTCGAAGCTTTTCTGTAGTCTGTGATTAATTTCTTAACCTCTCCAATTGCTTTTCTTGCATTGGCTTGTGACTTTTTAGTTGTTCCGTTGTGTTGTGCAACGAATTCTTGATACAACCCGTCAATCTTTTCGAATAACTCTTGTTTGTTCATTTGTTTAAATTTAGATTAATATTACATGAACATGCTAGGATCTACTCCTGCATCTTGTCCATCTTTTTCTTTTATGTTTGAAATAACACACTCTGTGATTAACATCGTACCTGCTACTGATGCAGCATTCTCTAAAGCCAATCTTGTTACTTTAGTTGGATCAATGATTCCTGTCTCTAACATATCAACGTACTTACCTGTTCTTGGATTGAACCCTCTCCACTTACTCTCTCCTTGTACAAGTTCGTACATTCTTTCGTGAATAGTTTCCTGAGTTTCTCCTGCATTTAATAAGATCTGTTCGAATGGCTTTCTGATTGCTCTGATGATAATGTTGATTCCTTTCTCTTGATCTGGATGAGAAGTTAGGTCACCTTCTAATATACCTTCTAGGTGATCTGAAGCATTTAGTAATGCAATACCTCCTCCTGGTAGAATACCTTCTTCCAAGGCTGCTTTAGTGGCATGAAGTGCATCGTCAACTCTATCCTTCTTCTCTTTCATTTCAACCTCAGTATGACCTCCTACGTGTACCATTGCCACTCCTCCAACTAGCTTTGCTAATCTGTCTTGTAGAATTTCTTTCTCGTAAGGTGAAACTGTATTGTCGATTAATTCTTTCAAGTTCTCGATACGTTCTGTGATAGCTTCTTCAGTTCCTTTACCATCTACGATTGTAGTTGTATCTTTACCTACAGTTACTTTTCTAGCCTTACCAAACCAATCTTGATTAAATTTGTCTAGCTTCATACCTTTCTCCTCAGATACTACTGTACCTCCTGTTAGAGCTGCAATGTCTTCCAACATAGCTTTCTTCTTGTCTCCGAACTCAGGTGCTTTAACTGCTACGACTTTCAAGATACCTCTCATCTTGTTTACAACAAGTGTTGAAAGAGCTTCTCCATCTAAGTCATCCGAGATGATAAGTAACGATTTGTTTTGCTGAGATACTGCTTCAAGTAGTGGAAGCATTTCTTTTACGTGCTGGATTCTCTTCTCTGTAATCAAGATAAGTGGATTGTCCAATACTGCTGTCATTGTTGCATTGTCTGTAACAAAGTAAGGTGATTTATAACCTCTACCAAATTGCATACCTTCTACTGTTTCGAGATATGTTTCTCCTGTCTTAGACTCCTCAATAGTTACAACTCCATCTCTTCCTACTTTATCCATAGCTGTAGCAATTAACGTACCTACTTCTGGATCATTATTACCTGAGATTGTTGCTACTTGTTTGATTTGAGCTTCATCAGTAATATCTTTTGAATACTCATTCTGTAAGTACTTAACTACTTCTTTGGTAGCAATGTCAATACCTCTCTTAACTTCTACTGCATTTGAGTTCTCTAACTCTTGCAATCCTTGTTTGTAGATCTCTCTTGCAAGTAATGTAGAAGTAGTTGTTCCGTCACCGGCTTCATCTCCTGTCTTAATTGATACTTGCTTTACTAATTGTGCTCCAATATTCTCTACTACGTCTTCTAGCTCTACTGCTTTTGCTACAGTAACACCATCTTTAGTTGAGGTTGGATTACCCATTTGTTGTTCGATAATAACGTTACGTCCTGATGGACCTAATGTACATACAACTGCATCTGCTAATTGATCTACTCCTGAAAGTAGTTTCTCTCTAGCATCTTTTGAAAAACTAATTTGCTTACTCATTGTCTTGTGATTCTAAAACTGTTGCTAATATTTCTCTGTCTGGTGTAATGAAATACTCTTGACCTTCGAAGTCAAGTCGTAATGATCCTACTTTTGGAATCAATACAAAGTCTCCTACTTTAGCATTTACTCTGATGAATTGTCCAAACTCTGACTGGCGTCCTGGACCTACTGCAATAACCTCTCCCATTTCTGGCTTTTCTTTACCCATGTCTGGGATAATGATGTTTCCATACATCTCTTCTCCTGATTCGACTGGCTTAATAAGCACTCGGTCGTTCTGTGGCTGTAACGATTTTGACATAAACTGATTTAATTTTTAAAACTTATTTTTATTAATATATGAATAAATATATAAAGAAACAACTTCTAGTGACCGTCTCTCCAGTTTACTGATATCTCTGGTGGTGCTTTTAGAGTAACTCCTTCCAGTTGAGTTGTAACTTCCATAATGTGTTGAATGATAGGAGCTAGTTCTTTTGCTTTATCTTCTGGTACATTAATAATCAACTGGTCATGTACTTGTGCCTGTACTCTACCGTCTATATTTAACTCTTTTAACTTCCTGTTGATTTGAATAGCAGCTCTATTCACTACCGCTGCTGCTAGAGATTGTAATTGATAGTTTAAGCAGTTATTTAATCCATTTCGATAATCTCTGTACATTTGCATTACAGGCTCTTTACCGTATCTTGTCTCTAGATCTTTTCTGAATCTCCAATCCATTACTTGATCTCCATACTTCTCGTAGATCTTTTTTACTTTAGGTAAGTGGCGAATACGTCCTACTTTATTTTGAATAAAACCATGCTGCTTAACTTGCTCTCTAGATTTAACTCTCCATTCCTTTAGTTGAGGAAATCCATCCAAGTAACCCTGTACAAGTACTTCTGCATCTTTCTGGCTTATGTCTAGAGTCTTTGCTAGAGCATATGCCTCCATTCCGTATGCAATTCCTAATGAATAAGCCTTTGCTTTATTTCTAGCAGGTGCATCTAAGTTTTTAAGATAGTTGGGAGCTTTCTTATCCGGTGATACTCCGTTAGGGAATCTCTGAGTATCTTGTTCTAGTTTTTCTGTCTTGATAGCAACAGTAGAATAAAAATCCCATCCGTTGTTGAAGATCTCTTGAAGAGCTACATCTCCTGCTACTGAGGCAAAGCAGTGAGGTTCCAATGACTCGTAATCGGCATCAATGATTTTTCTACCTGGACCTGATGTAAGGAATGCTCGTACCATATTTGTATAGTATACAATTATTTCTGCATCCTCTCCTTCTTCTTTTGGTTTAGGTAACTGTTGTGCATCTGATCCGTATCGTCCTGATACTGTACCGTTTTGCTTAAAGTAGAAGTAGTACTTACCGTCCTCCTCATTGTCAATGAATCGATCTACATAAGTAGACTTAATCTTTAAAAGCTTATTGTAGATACGTAAATTCTCAGCCCATTCATATGTCTTAGATAACTCCTCTAACATATCCATATCGAATTGATCTTGACCTTTTTTAGTTTGAGTTAGGGCTTTAATCCCCATATACTTAAATGCAATCTCACCTAAGTGTTTTTTTGATTGAATATTAAGATACTCTCCTTCGTTCTCTTCTTTCCACATTGACATAGAGATCTTAACAACTTCCATTTCATCTAACAAAGTAAGATCGTTTGTAAGTAAGAATTGTTTTACGTTACTCTCCTCTAGCTCATCAATACATTTTTTAGTTAAAGAATACTTTCCAGTCTTCTCACTTCTTTCCAATGGAAGAGAATGTAACATGATTAAGTTCTGAGCCCAGTTACCTTTGTTAGAAGGAGGATAAGTATGAAGAGCTGTATCAACTACCCATTCTTTTGCTTCTGGAATAGCTAAAATACTGTTCATTACTATCCTTTTATTCTTTTCTAGGTCTGCTGTAATCTCTTCCTTGATCTGATTTAATAAAGGTAAGTCTAGATCTACTCCTAATTCTTCCATAGGGATAGTTACTTCCTTATATAAAGGCATTACCTCATCTTCAAAATAGAACTTCTCTAGATTTTCTTCTTTCAATACTTTAAGGAAGTGGTAACAAACTCTTAAAGTTAAATCCGTATCGGCAGCAGCATATTTGGAAAGGATTGGCATATCTGCTTTGTAGATCTCATACAACTCTTTTGTAGTTGATCCTCCATTTGCTTTAATTGACTCTTTCAATTCAACTTGCTCTTTGTTGGCTGCTTCTTGTACGTTTAATCCAATATGCTCTTGGATGGAAATAGCTAAAGCCTTAAGTCCAAATACTCCCATACCAGCTCCTTCTTCCTGTACTGTATGTACAAGTAAAGCAGTTTCAACCCAAAGACTGTCAAGTAAGTCTACTCCGTAGAAGTTCTTAGTTATCCTGGTATCAAAAGAGGCATTATGCATTACTAGCTTCTTTCCAATAAGCATTGGAAGTAGCTTTTTTGTAATCTCATGAGCTCCTTTTCCGTTGATAGTACATTCCTCTAATTGTTCTGTATCTTTATTCCATTGCTGGGTAGGTAAGTAGAATCCTATTCCTATATCTCCAGATACAGACCATCCTACGATTTGATCTTTTCTTACATTCAATCCTGTTGTCTCGGTATCGTACGAGATAACCTCTGACTGGTTAATATGTTCGATAAGGAGGTTAACAGTCTCAATACTGTCAACGTGGTAATATTTTTTTTCTATTTGCATAACTGATTTTATATTTGATAAAGATAAGAAAAAGAGTCACATTTCTGCAACTCTTTTTAACATTATTTTACTCAATAGTTATCTCATGTCGGAGAAGAAGGGAAGTGTTCTCTCTCTGTAAGTTGTCATTTTGATTATAACTTCCACTCCATCGAAATTCATTTCCATAGAACTTACCTTCTGCAAAATAAGTATCATGTGGTACTAAAAAAATCTTTCGATTAATTCCATCTATAATTCTCATATAGTCAAACCCACCTCTCTTATTTTCTCCTGCTGAACCTATACGTAAGGTCTTACCTGCAAGTAAGTAGTTAGTGTACTTTGTTTCGTACCTAATTCCATCCTTACATCTATCGTCGTGTCCTGTACTATTTACAAACGTATGTCCTGCATCATCTGCTACTTTCCTTTCTACAATCAATGCTTTGAACTTTGGATCTTTTAATAGTACATCCAATGCACCTTCCATTAAGTACGTTCTCAATTCTCCTCGAGTATAACTGTATCTCATATAACCTATTTTTGTTTTTTAGTATTTAATGTACCTACTATTGTTGAGATGTCTTCTCAAACAATAAAGTAGTATCTTCATAAGATCCTGCTAATTCGTCAATAAGATCTTGTGAAGTAGCTCTGATAGAGTGAATATCTAATCCTCCTCTTCTATTGTAGATATCTGCTACAAATAGTTCTTCTGGGTTATATTTCTCTAATAGTGTAGTGAAGATAATCTCAGTTACATTCTCATGAAAGTGTTGAGAGTCTCTGAATGAGATAATGTACTTTGTTAGTGACTCTAATGTAGGTAATGTATCTCCTGTCATAGAAATATAGCAGTTACCGGTATCCTTTTGATTAGTAATCTCACAGTTACTTCTTAAGTTAGCTGTATGGAAAGTCAATGTACCTTCATGTGGTAGTTTACATTCTTCTAGTAGATCTGGATTCTCATTGTATTCATTCATTTCGTACCCATTATCGTCTACGTTGGTAAAGTATTCGTCAAAAGGTGTAGGTAAGAACTCTGCTGTATGAGCTACGTGAAGTGTAACTTCTACATCATCAACTAATGCCTCTGAAAGGTCTTTTGTAATAATTGCTTCTACTTCTTCTTTATTCTCAAACTTCTCTAAGTCAAATGAATTCAAATATAATTTGAATGATTTTGATTCAATCATCGATTCTGAAGTTGCTGAGTATTTTACTTTTAATACTCCTGTTATCGGCATTCCTGTCTTCCCTAGAAAGGACATCTCATAAGCATGCCATACTTCATATCCTACGAAGTTGTTACTATTGATATTTGACTTTGCTCTATTTAGAGATCTAGGAAGAGGTACAAGTAAAGTCTTGTCATGCTGTGTTGGAGTAACGTAAGCTTCTACTATTGTTCCATTTCCAGCCTTACCTAAGTGTTTTGAGGCTAATGCTCTTAATTCATCGTGTGCTTGTGACATATTATTTTATATAGTTTAAAATTTGTTCAACTCTTTGATTAGGACTACCTGTTACTGTTAAATAGTCTCGTCCCATTGCAACCAAGTTACTTCTAAATTGATTGTCTATCTTAGTTCTCCATTCTTCGTTTACACTTCTTACTCCATCATCTACTGATCTAAACTCAATAGGAAAATAAATAAAGTGAGTGTACTGATCTTTTACTCTCATCCAAGTATCTAATATGAAGTTGTAAGTACTATCAGATATATTCTCCATGTAACTAGAATATACTACTAGATCTAGATAACATCTATCCAGTAGGAGATCTTCTCTAGTTAGTAATGCCTCTAAGTGAAAAGAAGATATTGCTAATTGTGTTTCAGAAGTTCCTGCTTCATTGATAGGAAATCCATACTTACCTACTGTTCTTGTAGATTCATTTACAAATTCGTAATAAGGTAATTTACTTTTAAGCAATTCATATACAGTAGTCTTTCCTACTGACGATGCTCCTACTAATGCTATTCTTTTCATATTTTATTTTTTAAAAACTCCACCCAAAGACTAACTGATATTCTATGAAGAATAGTAAATACTTCTCCTATTTCTAATCCTTTCAAAGATACTTCTCTATCTAAAAGAATCTTTCCTTCATCAACTCCTTCTGTTACCTTATGAACAACACATCCTGATGATTCTAGTTCTAAGTCAAAGGCTTTTTGTTGAGGGTCTTTTCCTTTTAGTTCAGGATACTTAGTTATAAGTCCTGGATGTCCGTTATAGATTTCAAATCGATTACAGATATACGAAGTCATAATTCTCAACCACCCATGTAGAGTTACTAAAGGATTTCCATACTGACCTAATACCAGTCCTAGTTCTTCTTCTGTCGGTTTATTCTCTACAAAGACTACTTTTCCTTCCAAAGCAGGATGTATCTTTCTTAAGTGAACTGGTCTTTCATTTGTAATAATAAGATCAGGCCACCTATTTAGTAATTTAGAGACTTCTACAATCTCTGATCCTGTTTGACTAAATAGCGCTATCCAAGGTCTGTTCATCTGTTCTTTCAATTATATCTTCTTCTTTAACAAAAATAAAATGATTATTTATTCTCAGACTGTATGCCGATTTTGTTCCTAAGTCTAGATTGATATGTGCAAATACTTCTGCGTCTACAATATCATTCCCGTAGTTAATAACTACCTTTTCCCCTACATTATACTTTCTCACCATTTGTAAACCATCTGAATTTATTAATATTGTAAAGGATCGTATTAGTGTCTTCTACGTTATGGTTTATTAATTCAAATAGCTTTTGAGACTCTTTTGACCATAATCCGTCCTCTCTATACTCTACTCCTTTAATTCCATGTACTACTGGATTAGATGTATCTAAAGAGTAGATCCACTTATAGTCTTTATAGAAAGCAAACTCTTGAGGAAGTCCACAACCTAATAGGTGATGAGGCTTCTCCTCATTGATCACACCGTCTCTCAATAGATCTCCTAATAGTTTAACTCTTCCTAACATCCAACTAACATACTTGTTAGGATGTGGAATTGTATCTGTATAATACGAATAGTCGAATGAAATTGCAATCATATCTACATTTGCAATCTTATCCATATACCCGTAACAAGTCTTGATTTGCTCGTAAGTCTTTCCTTGAACAACTCCTATTTTCTTTCCAGGAAGATTTTTATACTTATAATTCCATTCAGTCATTTGTTGTATAGTCTTCTTTACATCTTCTAAAGCATCTGGAACTATATACCAGGTTGGTTTTAATTCCTGTACCCATTGAGCAAACTTAACTGCATCAAATGCTTCTTCTAATTCAAAGATAGAATTATCCAGTATAACTTCTCTTCCATTGGCTAATGCATCTTGGAATAGTTTAAGGTATTCTGGATCCTCTTCAAATAAATGTACTAATGCATAGGAATAGTCAGTTACTTTTTCCACTTCGTGAAAAATACTTTTTGGAGCCTCGTGGGCGATTTTTATTGCCATAACTTATAATTCTTTATATTCTAATATATCATTTTTTTTAAATAAAAACAACCTTTCTTTACAGTGTTTCTCATAAGAACCTCTTTCAACCCTGTAGATTTTATTCTTTCTTAATCTATCAACTACTCCTGCTTTAAGTCCTCTATTTACCGCTTCTACTTTAGAACTGAATTTTCCTAAAAGCTGTCCGTTAAGGTATATTTCAAAAGGTTTTTTGTTAAATTCTGAAAGTATAAAATGATGTGTGGTATCTTCTACTCTCTTTTTTGCCCAATTTGAGGTATTCTCCGAGGTGAAGTTATGTTTTCCTTGTTTTACTAATTCTTTCTGTCTTTCACTATGTCCCATACTCCAATATTCTGGTTTATACCTATATATTGTACTATCTATTCCACCTCTTGCCCATTGTTTTTGATTATAATATTTTGGATTACTTATTATATTTGGGCGTAAGTCTAACCACTTCTGTTCTATTTTCTGAAGTTCCTCTATACTATTTGTTGTACAGTATCCTAGTATCCTTCTCTTCATCGTCTTTGGTCTTTTTTTAAATACCCTTCTTACGTATATTCCTCCTGTTGAAGTTAGATATCCATCGTCTATACTTCCTAAGTGGCTTCCTATTACATACTTTGATTTAATAGTATCATGCCAAATATATACAAATCCAAAATAATCTCTACCGTACTTCATTGTTTAGTTCATTTATTATAAATAGCTGTACTAAACAAAAACAGCTTAATCATTCTCTTCTGTATTTAGGTCTTCAATTTGATGTACAAGTCCTCCAATTTGTCCTTGAAGGGCATCCATTACTTCTGCAATTTGATTATCAATTGCCATCTCTAGCGCTCGGTATGCTTCTGATAAAGGAATCATATCCATCTGTAAGGTATCGATAAATACCTTATTTTTTTCTAAGTGATCAATTGCATTTTGCATACTATTCTCCTGTGATTTGTTTTAAGTATGACTTCTGGATTTCTTTATCAGTGAAGAACTGTCTTAGGTCCGGTCTGAAGTAGTTTATATTCTTCATTACTTTTCTGTCTCTTGTTCTATAAACGATAAAATATTCGCCAACTTTTTCGTAATGACATGCTTCACCTTGTTCGATGCTTCTCTTATCGACCGTTGCTTGAGCTTCTGCTTCTGTTTTACAAGCTTTAGATAGATTTGACGCTTGAACCTCTTGATATGCCGGCCATACCTTATCCTTAAGGCCATGTAACATAGCACCGTTCCCAACGGCAACATAAGTAATATCACACAAAGCATCCAGAACCTCGACGATGTCTCCTCTCTCGCAAGCTTCTCTATATTCTTCAAGTTCCTCAAGGATGAAATTGTATACGAATTCCCATTCTTTTCGTTCGGGGATAACTGGTTCATAGTTATTAGGTTTGCCCATTACGGCATTAAATTCTTCTACCTCGTCTAAAAAAGGTACTCTTGGTTCTGTAATCATAACTTCTGCTTTTTACTAATATAGGAAATTGGCTCCGAAGAGCCAACTTTTATTCAATTACTTTTAGAATCTTTGATTGATTAACTCCAATTACTGTGAAGTTAGATTCTCCTTCAAACTCTTTATAGATCTTTGCCTCAGCTTCTGTTGCTGAAATTGCATCTACTAGGTAAATCTCTCTGATTTTTTGAATACGACCTTTGTCGTTTTCGATTGTTAACTGTACTGTTACTGTCCAAAAATCCATCTTTATTTGTTTTTAATTTATACTCTATTAAAATCGTCTTCTATTCTTATAATATCATCTTCCCCAAAGTAGGCTCCTGTTTGTACTTCTATAAACTGTACATCACTATCAGTTTCATTCCAGGCTCTATGTCTAGCTCCTAATGGAATTCTAATTGACTCTCCTTCTTTTCTGAATACTTTTTCATCATCTAGAACTACGGATAGAGTTCCTAGAACTACTACCCATTGTTCTTGACGCCATTCGTGGTATTGGTATGAAAGACGTTTACCTGGATTAACTGTTATACGTTTTACTTTATACTCAGGTGAGTCTAGTAGTATCTCGTAAGAGCCCCAGGGCCTGTATTCTATTTGCATGAATATCCTTTTGTGAATTCATAGAACTCTGCTCTTGCTGAATCCTCTTCTAAGAAACATCCTGTTAGTTTTGCTGTCTTCATTGAAGCTCCTTGGTGCTTGATTCCTCTACAAGAAACACAGTTGTGACCTGCTTCAATCATTACTGCTACACCTAAGTTACCTTCACAGATCTTATCAACTGCATTATGAATTGCAACTGTTAATTGCTCTTGAATAGCTCCACGTCTAGCAAATTGCTCTACAATTCGATTTAATTTAGAAAGTCCAACTACTTTTCCGTCTGCTGATGGAACGTAACCGATATGAACTCTTCCTGTAATTGTCTGGTGGTGGTGTGAACACATTGAGGTTACTGGTATATTTCCTTCGAATACAATTCCGTCATATCCGTCTGAAGGGAATGCTGTAACTCTTGTTAATGGTTCGAATCTACCTGCCCATAGGTCATTTACGTATGCTTTAGCAACTCTTTTAGGAGTATCTGATGAGTTAGGATCATTTGCCCAATCACATCCTAATGCTGTAAGGAATTGACCAAATGCAATTGCTGCATTATCAATTATAGTTTGCTTTTCTGAATCTGTTAATCTTGCTTCTGGTCCTTCAATAGCTTGCTTTTCAGCTAATTGACTTGAAATACCGTTAGCGAATCCTGCTTGTACTAATTCTGTACCGTCGATGAATTTTTTATTTGACATATAAATGTTTTTATGGAGGTTCTACGACTCCGTTATTTTTATTAATATAACTTATTTTTCTCTATTCTACAACTACTTCTTTAGATAGTCTTGAATTGCTTCTGCATCTTTTCTCTCCCAAGGGTATACTATCCATTCATCTCCTACTTCCTCTCCAAAAAATGTTGGTCTAAATTTAGCTGATGGTTTATGATGTAGTACTGCTGTAAATGGAGTAATTATTCCTAACAACGTCTCTCCTGTATCGCAAATATCATCGACAACTAATGTATGTATATTGATAGATTCTACGTAAGGTAGGTTTAGTTTATGTGAGATAAGTACTGCTGGGATTAGTCCTCCTCTTTTCAATCCTGTTACAGATTTTATTTCAAGTTTACTCTTCTCAATTTGTTTACATACTTTATCTACACTGTCGGTAATATCGTCCCAACTTAGGTATAGTTTATTATCTACTTTTAGTGCCATGTCTAGTTACATTTAAGTTGGTAATCCGCAAAGGTTGGTTTTGTAGGCGGTTCATTTTTAAAGTAAAAACAAAGTGTTTTAGCTTTTGTTTTAATTGTTTTACGGAAAGCGGAAGGGATAGCTGCACCTGAAGCCACTCGTCTGGGATTGTTGTCGAAGATTACTCTAACCTCTACTGCTACAGGTCCTTCTGTAACTGCTAATAGTCTTTCGTAGTCTTCAAGTAACCTCCAGTGTACCCTATTTAAACGTTCGTGTTGTAATGTGCAATTCAAATAAGAGAATGTCTTTAGTAACATATCTCTTGTACAGCTAAAGTCTGCTGCAGGGGCTACGTGTCCTTTATCCCATTCATTCTTCTCATAGTCCTTTGCATCAGATGTCTTGTATCCTTTAACTGTATAGAAGTCCATTCCAGTTCTTTTAGCTTTTCCATCTGTACATTGAACTTGATACTTAACCCATAACGGTTGTTCTAACGTCTCAGAGTACATCACTTCGTAGATGTCTGTCTTAACGTATACACTATCTCTTAGTTGTGCAAAAGATAGTACCGGTAGTAGTAAAAGTATAAATAACTTCTTCATTAGATCTTAGCTATTGTAATTCCCTCTACACCTGTAACTTTGATTACATCGAAAGCTGGTGCTATTGGTCCGTTTGAATACTCCTCTAGTACGTAATTTAACAACTCCTCTACTGATACTTTATCTTTAAATCCTACCTTTCCTGAGTCGCTTACTATAAGCTCTAGGTTAGTCATGTCGACTAGTTTGTAGTCCCAGATATAGAGTCCGTCTGCTTTTACGTATGATTTAGATAGCTCTCTATCTTCTGCTAGTGTAATTAGTTCTTGTAATGTCATGTTTATTTAATTGAGTATTTACTTCTTCCATCTACTGATTGAGCCTGGATTCCTTCGTTTGTTATTGATACTAGTTCCAAGTCATGTTCCTTTTTTAATAAGGACTTTACTTTAACTGAACTTATCTTTCTGCTCTTCCATAAGTGGTGAAGAGTCTTTAGTGTGTCAAATTCGTTTACTGCCATTATACTTCTCTTTGGTCTTCGAAGGCAATGATATGTGGCCTCCAGGTTAATCTGTATCCGTTATCTCTTACCCAATCAAACATCTTAGGATATGATTTGAATAAAGCCTCTCTTGTATCTCCAGCTGGCATGAACCATACTCTGTCTTGAGGTACATCTAGGACTTTAATACATCCCATAATCTCTTCTAATGCTTGTTGGTCTTCTCCATCCCATACTGGCTTCAAGTGGTAGTCAGAATGGTAAGCAATCATCTTAGACATAGCATCGTAGTTTAATCTAAACTTGTTATGCTGCTTGATCATCTTATCGTCCACCAAAGCACCTTGAGGAGTAACCACACCCAACATAGGAACCGAGTTACTAAACTTAGGACTAATGCTAAGAAGATTAATAGGGAAATCAGTCTCCAAGAAATGGCTTCCTTCAGTTTCGATAGTAATAAAAATACCTCTTTCATTTGCAAAATGCGTTAATTCATTTACTAGATCACCATGCATTGTTGGTGATCCTCCTGTTAACATCATCTCTGTGATGTGAGGATTCTCATCATACTTCTTGATGATATCGTTAAAATTGTAATGTCCTTTCTCTGGATGTATACTTGTGTACCATGAGTCACACCATCCACCTTCACCGAACCAACATCTGTGAGTACAGCCTGTTGTTCTGATTACCACTGTAGGATATCCTGCTCTACTTCCTTCTGATTGTACTGCAGT